TCGCCCAGCGCGATCGTGACGTCGTCGCTCACCACCGTGCCCTGGGCGTGCGCCGAATCGGTGATGCTGTCGATCCGCACGACGCCGGTGCCGAAGGTGATCTCGGTGCCGGCATAGGCCGAGGTGAAGAAGCCGGGGCTGGTCGACAGCGTGACGACGTTGCCCTGCACGGTGCCGGCGCCGACGCCGCTCGTCGTGGTGTCGGTCAGCGTCATGCCCTGGTTGCCCGGCGCGTACTTGTAGAACGGCTGGGCGATGCGGTTGTCGGCGCCGATGCCCCAGTCGATCGGCTGGAAGGCGTAGGGCGCGATCGTGAAGGTCGTCGAGCCGGTGCGCTCGAGCTGCTGCGGCGGCAGCAGGGGATGGCTGACGAACAGGAAGTCGTCCTGGGCGTAGCTGTCGAGCAGGCCGATCATGTCGGCCGTCCACGGCCCGCTCAGCGTCGTGATGTAGGCGCCGGTGTCGCCCCAGAAGATGTCGGCCCGGCCGGCGTAGAACAGCACCTGGTAGAGCTGCGTCGAGTTGAAGACCCACGATTCGTGCTGCACCGGATGGTTCTCGAGCGTGGGATCGGTGTCGGCGCACCACGACAGCCCGGGCCGGCGGATGACGCCGCCCGACGGCTGGATCTGCAGGTTGCGCAGCTCGGCGACGCCGTTCTGGTAGGCCGCGTGGTCGACGCGGCCCTCGAGCGTCGGGTCGATCTCGCCGCCGGTGAAGTTGGTCGTCAGCTTGCGGACGTTCTGCGCGCCCGTCTGGCCCTGCACCGGCATGGCGTCACAGGTTCCGGCTCATGCCGCCGCGCCGCGTCGAGATGATCCTGCGGTAGGGCACGATCTTGTTGGTCTGCTGCTGGGCGTCGCGGGCCCGCGCCACCGCGAGCTGGCGCTCGGCCCGGCTCTCCAGCTCCTCGCCCAGCGTGCCGTTGCGGGCGATCGCCCCGGCCATGAAGGCCGCGGTGTGGAGGATCATGTAGAACGTGAAGTAGGGCGGCCAGTAGAGCTCGGGCACGCGGGCGATGTAGTCCATCACCACCTGGTCGGTGGTCAGCGCGTCGAGCTGCACGGTCTGGCCGACCCAGGCGTAGCGGGCGCTCTCGCCGTTGATCCACAGCGTCTTGATCTCGACGATCGAGATGTCCTGCGGGATCTGCATGGCCATGTCCCACAGCACGTAGGGCGGCGCCGCCAGGAAGCCGGTCAGCACGACCTGCTGCATGGCGAAGTTCCAGCGCGTCGCGCTGAGCGCGTCCCGGGCAAGGTCCTCGTACATCTCGCTCAGCACGCCGGCCTCGGTCGAATCGGCGTCGGTCCACGACGCCATGCGGTTCATGCCGGCCGTCACGCAGGCGCGCTGCGCGACCTCGAGGTCGGACTTGGCGTAGCGCTGGTAGTCGGCCATGGCCCATCCTAGCAGATTGGCTCAGGCGACCGAGAGCGGCTCCTCGCGGCCGGCCGGTTGCGGCGGCGTGACGTGCGCCATGACGATGCCGATGTCGCGGCTCGAGGCCGGCCGGGCGGTCACCACGACCAGCGTCGCGACGCCGTCGAGCGCCAGAACCTGCACGAGGTCGCCGCGCTCGAGCTGCCAGGCATGGTCGAAGTAGCTCCGGTCGAGCACCTCGCGCAGCTGGTGCATGGTGCGCAGCGCCCACAGCCGGGGCGGCCCGTCGCGGTCCTCGGAGAGCAGCCTGAGCTCGCGGGCGATCGAGCGGACCGGCTCGTTCATATCAGCGTCGTGACCGTGACCCTGGGCGCCGTGGCGGCGATCCCGGCCACGTTCAGGATGTGCGGCACCGCCGTCGTGCCGGTCGAGCTCAGGAACAGGATGAAGTCGCCGACCATCAGCTGGTTGGCATAGGCGTCGAAGTAGCCGGCTGCCGTCGCGGTGGCGGCCGCGTCGGGCGTGGCGCCGCACCACAGGCGCGGTCCCTTGCCGGCCATCGCGCCGAACGCGAGGTAGCCGCCGGCCGAGGAGATGTCCTGCAGCGCCGGCGCCGGCGGGGCCGACTGCTGGCCCGGATCGGCCGGCGGCTGGACCGGCACGTGCGCCGGGACGGGGCCCGGCGCGTGGACGGGCTGCGCCGGCGTGTGCGACGGCGGGTGGGCCGCCTCGAGCGGCGCTGCCGTGCCGGGGATCGTCCTGCCGCCGCGGCCGTGCGGGCGCGGGGTCGGCTGCGGGTCGTTGCCCGACAGCACGTCGCTCTGCTGCATCATGCCAATCCTCCTACCCTGACGACGACGACAGACTGGGCGTCCGCCCTGGCGACCGCAAGCACGGCGGGCTGGTCGCACGCCGCCACCAGCACGAAGTCCCGCTGGCGCAGCGCGCCGAAGCACTTGTCGAAATAGCCCTCGCCCAGCACCATCGTGAGCGTGTGGTCGGTCGAGAGCGTGTAGACGCTCGGGCTGTCGCGGCCGCCGCCGATCCGGCAGATCTCGCTGCTGTCGATCTGGAAACGGCGCATCGCGCCGGCTACCGGAACGTCGTTCAAGCCTGTGCTCCCTGTCAGATCTTCAGCGTGCAGGTGAAGCAGCCGCGGGGGTCGATCAGCACGGAGTTCATCTGCATCTTGTTGAGCACGAAGTTGGAGTCCTTGAAGTTGTGGTACTGGATCGTCGTCTGGACGTCGGCGCCGACCGCCATGCCGATCGACGAGCGGTGGTAGGCGAAGCACTGCGAGTTGGTCAGCCCGGCGGTCGGGATGCCCGAGAACGGCAGCCAGTACATGCCGATCCACTCCTTGGCAACCGCGCCCTCGGTCAGCACCTGGGTGTTGCCGACATAGGCCAGCCGGTTGAACTGGTCGATCTGCATCAGCTTGGTCCACTGGATGTAGTCGACGATCGCGAAGCGGTCGACCGCGCCCTCCGGCACGTCGTTCAGGCCGAACGCCTGCACCAGCAGCATCGCCCAGGCGAGCGTGGCGCCGTTGGTCGTCTCGTTGACCGCCGAGGTCGAGGAGTTGGCGGCGGCCTGGATCTGCGTGTCGGTCGTGCGCCCGAGCGCCCGTGCCCCCGATTCCTGAGCCGCCATCATCTCGTCGTGGTTGATGCGCAGGAGGTCGAGGTCGTCGATCCATTCGCCGGCGAACCAGTCGGCCAGCGTCACCGCGACGTTGGTGTGGGCGAGGTTCATCGGCGGCACGTCGCCGTTGCGCGCCTTCTGCGTCGCCGTGCCGGTCCCCATCAGCTGGAAGGTCGTCTTGTTCTTGACCCCGGAGCGGAAGCGCACCGTGCCGCGCAGGTAGCTGCCCATGCGCTGGTAGGCCAGGTGAACGCCGGTCTCGAACTCCTGGACGAAGGCCTGGTCGATGGTGTTTGCGGCCATGGGTCAACCTCGTGAAGCGATGGATGTCGCGACGTCGGTTGATCCCACCCCGCCCGGAGGCCTGTCAGAGCTTGGTCCGGAGAAGTGAAGGGCCGGGACAGGGACGCTAGCAGGTTCAGCGGCCGCTCGACAAGGCCCGCCAGCCGGCCTTGACCTGCTGGATGAACAGCGGGTCCTTGTCGCGCCAGTACTTGGGATCGCGCTGCATCTGCGCCAGCAATTGCGGGCTCATGCGCTCGGCGGCCGGGGCGCCGTCGCCGTCCAGCATGATCGACGGCTCGCCGGCGAGCGTCATCAGGTGCTCGAACATCTTGACCGTGGCGGCCGAGGCCTTCAGCCCGGCGAACGAATCGTAGACCTCCTGCGGGCTGTGGCCGCGCATCCACTTCTCGACCCGGTCCAGCCGGTCCTCGGCGCGGTTGCCCAGGAGCTTCGATTCCTCGGCCCAGTTGGGGCCGCGCTGCGCCTCGATCTTCCAGTACTGCTCGACCAGCGACTGGTACTGGCCCTGCGGCACGCGCAGCGCATGCGCGGTGTTCTGGAACCACGCCGTCATCGGATCCTTGGGGTCGAGCCCTATGCGCCGGCCGTCGGCGAGCTCGATCTCGTCGAACTTGTACTCCTGCGGCGTGTGCGGCACGTCGGTCTCGCCCTTGGCCTTGATCTCGGCCTCGATCTCGGCCCGCAGGTCGTCGCGCCGGCGGAACTGGCGCTGCTCGAGCTCACGGTAGCTTTTTGCCAGGTCCTCCGGCGTCCTGAACTTGTCGGGCAGCCACGGCGGCTGGCCGTCCTGCCGGGTTTCCGAAGCCGCCGCTGCCCCAGTCTGTCCTGCCCCGGTTCGAGTGCCCGCGTCTTGAGACCCCGGGCTCGCGCTTGGGCTCGTCGCGGCCCCGGAGGAGGGGCTTTGCGCCCCATTCGTCGTGCCACTGCCAGCCGCGCTGCCAGATCGGCCGCCATCGCCCATCGCTCTTGCGGCGCTGCCAGAGCCGCTTCCAGGGGTCGATCCGGATGCCGAGCCGCTTGTTGAACCAGCGGGCGCCGGGGAGCCGGTCGACGTACTGGGGCTGGCGGTCGCGCTCGAGGTCGTTGAGGTGTCGCTCATGCTGTCTCTCCGTCAGGTTCGCCCGGCGGGCCGCCACCGTCCCGGCTGAGCTCATCGCCCTCTCCTCTCGCCGCCAGAGATCGCGTCTCGCGGGCCTGTGCCATGCGCTGGCGGATGACATAGACCAGCCAGCGCCCGCCTTCCAGATGGCGCAGCTCCTGGTCGGACGCGGTCGGCTGCAGGACGCGCCGGGTGGTGATCGATTCGAGGTAGGCGAGGCAGCGCTCGCCCGGGCCCTCGCCCGAGAAGGTGCCGAGCACCAGCTCGTTCAGCTGGTCGTTCAGCTCCCTCGAGTAGCGCCGGCCGTCGGGTGCCAGCACCCGCTCGACCGCGTCCTCGGGGCGGCGCCGCGCCATGTCACGGCTGCTGCACGCTGAGACCCTTGTCGGCGACGGACTTCATCAATTGCGGGATCGCCTGGTTGCCCTGGCTCTCGGCCTGGTTGGCGGCGTTCGCCGCGGCGGCGATCTGCGCCTGCTGCATCCTGATCTCGGCCGGCGTGTTGTGGATCTCGGTCGGGATCGCGAACTTGCCGGCCAGCCACTTCTGCGTCCGGTCGGCGTTCAGCGAATGCACCGAGGCCGACTGCCCGAGCGTGCCGTTGAGCGCCTGCACGTACTGCATGAAGTTGCTGACGTCGGCCTGGTCCTGCACGCGCAGCAGCGGCGACTGCGGCACCAGCCGGACCTGCTTGCCGTCGACCTCGGGCAGCCTGACCAGCCCCTGGCGGCGGTACAGGTAGCTCACCCGGTCGACCAGCGGGTGGACCAGCTCGTGCAGCAGCCGGCCGCTCACCGAGCCCATGTCGCGGGCGATGTCGGCGCGGCGCTGCGTCACCTCCTCGGCCGAGTACGGCGTCTCGCCCTTCTTGTCGAGCTCGTCGATGAACAGCCCCTTCTTGATGTTCATGCGCTCTTCCTCGAGCACGATCTGGCTGACGTCGAACTTGGCCGGGCTCTGCAACGCCTCGATCTTGGTGCCCGGCATGCGCGGGATGAAGGCGCCCGGCTCGGCCCGGATGTTCTCCGGGTTGAAGACGCCGTCGTCGTCGTAGGCGAACACGCCGGAGATCGCCAGCTCGGCGTTCTCGAGCACCATCTGGACGATCAGGTTGCAGGTCTTGATCGAGGGCAGCACCTGCAAGAGCGGGCCGCGCCCCCACACCTCGCTCGCCGTCTGGCTCCAGCGCGCCGTGATGAACGGGCAGGCGCCGCGGCCGCGGAACAGCTTGCGGTCGAGGATGCAGCGGTCGTACTCGCTCCACAGCCAGTAGTCCCAGCACGGCTCGTTGGGATCGTCCCAGTTGCGCGACACCACCTGGGCGATCGCGATCTTCATGTCGGGGTTGCCGCGCAGGCCCTGCTTCATGCGCTCGTTGGGATCGCAGTTCGGCCAGGTCTGCGCGACCTCGCTGCGCGTCATCTGCGGCCGCTCGTAGATCCAGCAGCCGACATGGCCGTGCGGCCCGGGCAGCAGATAGAGGTTGTTGGGCGACACCGCCTGGCAGTGCAGGTCGCCCGGGAAGCGGCCGGGGTTGACCACGAGGTTGAGCGTGCCGACCGCGAGGTCCTGCAG